CCTATCCCAGTAGACCTCATCTACCAGGTAAGCACCTGGGCTCGTCAGCCCCGCCATGATCGCCAGATCATCGCATCTTTGCTTTCCTTTGGTAGACTACCCCTTAGATTTGGCCAGCTACACGTACCTCAAGACAACACTGTTCGTCGTCTTGATGTATTAGGGTTCTCAAAGAGAGATAGCACTGAGCAGGATAAGCGCCTGTTTAGTAACGTCTTTAATCTTCGCATTAGCGCAGAGATCTTTGAGAATTCGCTAGACCAAATGTACGAAGTACTACACAACCCACACATCACGTTCACAACTCAGACATCAACCTTTACCTCGTAAACTACCCAGCCTACTATTCCTAACCCTTTCTAACAACCTAATCTCTTAAGGAGAAACCTCAAATGACATACCAACGTCCCGGAGTGTATATCCAAGAAGTCGCATTACAGCAAGCTATTACACCAACAGACTTCAGTGCTGCGTGTGGTGCTTTCTCAGGTACCCTACCACAGGGTCCAGTTGTTCCAACACTTTGTGGAACCTGGCGTGACTTCCAAAATATTTATGGTGGATTAAACAACTCCTACCCAACAACATGGGCTGCGTATCACTACTTCTCAAATGGTGGCCGTAACCTTTATGTAAACCGTGTTCTAGGAACAGGCGCAACAGCCGGTTCTGCATCGTTTACTGACGGATCTACAACCCTTACAGCAACCGTTACTGCGGCATCTGCTGCAGGCGGCGTAGTATCCTTCACAACTTCAACTGCTCACGGATTCTCTGTGGGACAGACTGTAAGCATTACTGGTCTTAGCACCACTGCGTTTAACTTGAGCGGTGTGCTAATTGGAACAGTTCCAACAACCACTAGCTTCACAGTTACAAACGCTGCAACAGGTACAGCAGTAACCGGCGCTTCTGCCACAGCTACTGTAACTCCAGGCGTTTGCTTTACTTTAACTGCTGATAACGCAGGCGCATGGTCACAGAACTACCAGGTTCAGATTGTTCCTGGCGGAACTTCAAACCGTTTTGGTATCACTGTAACTCAGAATGTGACAGTTAACGGAAACACAAGTACCGCTGTTGTAGAGCAGTTTACTGATCTCAGCATGAATGCTTCAGACCCTAACTATATTGCTTCAATTGTCAATGCTACTTCTGCTACCTTGGGTGTAGTATCAAACATTAACAATGCTAAGTTCCCATACACAGGTGGCGCAGCAGTTACTCTTGCAGGCGGCACAGACGGTTCAACACCTAACACCGCTGCTTACAAGACAGCATGGACTAACTTTGACAGCGTAGGAAGCTCTTTGGTTCTTTATGCTCCAGATGCTTCATATGCAAGCACAGCATCAGCTGCTGCTCAAATGCACGCTGATGCAATCAGCTATGCATCTACACGCACAGATGCATTTGCAGTCGTTGATACCCCATCTGGACTTGGTTCAGCTACAGCTGCTCAGAACCAGATTGTTAACACTGTTGCTGACATTGGCGGTAACTACGGAAACCTTGCAGCCGCATACTGGCCATGGGTTTACGTCCCAGACGCAACTAAGTCTCAGGGAACTACTTCTCTACAGGCTCCAGGCGGAATGGTTGTAGGACAATACATTGCAACCGATATCCTCCGTGGACCTCAGAAGACTCCAGCAGGTCTTCAGAACCAGCTCGCAAACGCACTCTCTACAGAGTACCAGTTTACAAATGCTGACCTGAACAGCCTCAACTCATCTATCAACCCTGTCAACACTATCCGCAACGTCCCAGGTGCAGGTATTGTTATTATGGGTGGTCGTACTCTTACTAATAACCCAGGCAACCGCTATATCAACCTACGCCGCTCATTGATTTACATCGAAAAGCAGATCGCACAGCTTTCACAGTTTGCTGTCTTCGAGAACAACGATGCTAATCTTTGGACTCAGCTCAAGTCTGCTATCGGTGGCTTCTTGCTTACTTATTGGCAGCAAGGTGGTTTGCGTGGAACAAATTCCTCGCAGGCTTACTATGTAATCTGTGACTCTACTATCAACTCATTTACTTCCATCCAAAATGGCTATGTAAATATTGAAGTAGGCGTTGCACTCGAATATCCAGCAGAGTTTGTTGTGGTCAAGTTGTCACAACTAACCGGAAGCGCAACAGCGTAAGGAGAATATAGAAAATGACAGCATACTCACTATCTACGGTTCAGACAGATCCAATCCGTAATTTTAAGTTTCTTGTGACATTTAGCTCACCAGGCGATCCGGCTGGCAAGCTAAGCTCATCAAGTAGCGGAATCTTTGGAACTATGGGATTTGTCTCTGTTTCCGGTCTAAGCATCGCCACAGAAACAATCGCATACCGTGAAGGTGGCTTCAACACCAACGTTCACCAGATTCCTGGTCAGACCGCATTTACCCCAATCACGCTTACCCGTGGTTCAATGATCGGTCAGTCAGGTAGCTGGGATTGGATGTCACGTCTGTTCTCAGTCTTGACCCCAACCCTTACAGCTGGAACAAACGATGTTGGTTCTGAGTTCCGTGTTGATTTGGACATTCAGGTCCTATCACACCCTAACGTAGGAGCCTCAACAGGTCAGAGTGGAACTCAAGCTGTTCTTGGCGGCTCAACCCAGCACACTTCACTTCGTTTCAAGGTATACAATGCCTGGATTACATCACTTGCTTACAGCAACCTTGATGCAGGCTCTAACACACTTATGGTGGAAGAGATGACTTTGGTTCATGAAGGCTTTGAAGTATCTTATGCTCCAAGCTTGGCAACCACAGCTCCAGAAATCACTCGCTAAACAATCTAACTAAAGGGTAAACAAAATGGCTACAGATACAAAGACTATAAATGCGGAAGCCAATCCTGAGCTAGCTAACAGGCTAGTTCAGGAGGCTTTAAATCAATCGGAACAGGTTGAGGAGAAGAGGCCGTCTACTAAGATGGCCCCTCCTCCTAACCCAAAAGTTAACCTCATGATTGGAATAGTAGATCCGTTTACCGGAATGACTATAGACTCCGTTGAGGTTAGAGAACTTAATGGGGCAGATGAAGAGGCTTTAGCTAGGATCTCAGATCCTGGAAAGTCTCTTATGGAAATTTTAGAACGAGCTACAGTAAAGATCGGTGACGAAGCGGCCACCCCTGGCTTGCTAGATCAGCTCTATGCTGCTGATAGGGAGCTTATTCTTTTAGAGATTAGAAATAAGACCTTCGGTTCTGTAATCAAGCTTGGGCCAGGCGCATGCCCAAAATGTGGTGAAGAGCAGGTTTTTGAAATTGATCTTGAGCAAGACGTTCCTTTAAAGAAGCTTGAAAGTCCTTTGGAATTCAGCATGACTTGTAAGGCCGGAGAAGTAGTTATCTCCTTGCCTAAGGGTTCTGCTCAAAAAGCCATTGTGGCTTCAACCTCAAAAACTAGTGCTGAGTTGGATACAATTCTCCTCAAGCATTGCATTATCTCTATTAATGGCAGGCCGGTACTTACCACAGATGAGGTAAGGAACCTTAGCCTAAAAGATCGTAGAGAAATTTTAGAACAGATATCAGACCGCAACCCAGGCCCACAACTCGACAAACTAACTAAGGAATGTACCTCTTGTAATCAGGAGGTAAAGCTGCCACTAACCCTGGCGGATATCTTTCGGTGAAATGGACTATGAGTCCCTCATGGATGTCTATGAAGCTTTATCGCTTCAATATCCAGGATGGACTTACAACGAGATTCGTACCCTTTCTTTTAGGGAACGAATAAACTGGATAAATAAAGCTATTGATCGTATAAGGCGGTGATGTATGAACCTGTTTAGCCCAGAAGATCAAGAGGGCGGTCTTGGCGACTTTGCTATTAAAGAAAAGCAATATGAGGAGTTTGAAGACTCTTTCCTAAAGCTATTTGAAAAAGTAGAGACTATTGCTGAAAAGATTGCTTCCCTCATGGGCAAAGCAGGCGAAGACGCAAAGAAGGTTGCCAACTCCATTAACGATAATGGCGGCGGCGGTAGCAAACTTGGCTTAGGATCTTTTGCTAAGTCTGCAGCCAGTGCGTTAGGTATGGGCGTTGTTACAGGCGGTGCTGCGTTGATGCAGGCCGCACCAAGTGTGGGCTCAGCTGTCACCCA